GATTGCCGTTGCAATCATCGCGGCAGCGTACGTGCTCGGTCAGGCGCTTGTGGACAAGGCGGACATGGACGCGCTACCTAATGTACTGGAAGTGAGCCGCAGAAGGAACGAGGACGAACGCAGGGTGCGCAATGGGGAAAGCGGTTTCCTCCTGTTCGGCAATCGTTGGGACGCCTTCATCTGGAGCGTGCTGGTTGGTATCCTCGGGATGGCCTGCATTGCACTTGCCTCCGGGTGCAGTGAATCAGCGGACGATGACGATGTGCAGGAATACACCGTTACACAGTTCGGCGACGCGATTGCCTGCTTTGTGGACAGCGTAACACAGGTTCCGCAATTGTGGGGGATCTTCCACGTTACCAACCAAAGCGATCCCAAGTATTACGATACCGAAGTGCGCATCGTTGGCCGGGTGTGCAGTCCGGTAACCGAATTGGTAACGGTGCGCGAGAACGGGGTGGAAGTGGTAAAGGAAGTTACAATCGGCGAAAACTGCACACGGCAAGTATTGAAGATGGAAGCCGAGCAGGATACCGACTGCATTGAAGTACAAGGCGGTGCGCAAACCGGATTGGACGTTTACGTTTACCCTTTGCTATGGTATCCGCTGGAACTGAAGGATCAGCAGTTCCCGAGCAAGGCAGGGGGAACGAAGACGTACAGCCTTGTGCGCAACGAGATCCCGTCACTGATCGGGGAAGACCAGAAGGTGTACCCGGATTGCTTTCCGTATTATGATGAGTGCTACAGCGCGGGCGACTGCCAAGCCTTGCGCGAGTGCTGTGATGATCCGACGGTTTTTGAAAACCAAGAGGACGTCTCCACTTGTGCGCTCGTGAATGGGGGAATTACCCAATGATGAAAGCAATCTTGACACGCTTCGTGCTCGCCGCCATTGTGGCGGCTTTCTCTTCCTCGTTGGGAGCGGTGCCGGTACTCGCTGATGGAGACACAGGGGGTACCGGCCTTCCGCTATGCACGCCTGCAATGGAAGAGCGCGGCGAGTGTGAAACCGGCAACGAAATCAATTACCCTTACACGAAGCCTTCGTGGCTTCAGAAACTGGAAGACCGGGTGTACCTGTCCCCTGTAGTGGGGACCAGTTACCGATTCGTTGAACGCCTGGAGCGTAACGAAGCGGGCGAAGTGGTTTATGATGAAAACAATGATCCGGTCTACGAGAAGCGCAGCGGCAGGCTTGTTACGCTTGCGGCCTTGCACTACAGTATCAAGCCTTACCTGAGCGCGTTCGTCGTGTATGGGCTGGAGCACGCCAACCCTAAGGACACTTTCCTTCGCGGCCAGTTCGGGCAGATGGTAGGGCTAGGGGTTACATACGTGGATTATGTTGGCTTCACCCTTGGGGTCTGTGTAGAGATCGCAGACGGTGGAGGCTGGGAATCATTTACTGATGAAAAGAACTACGTCATGTTAGTTGGGGTTGTCGTGCACGGCCTTGACTGGGATCTCACTGGCGTAACGGAAGGTTTGTTCGGCGATGACGACCAGTAAGAAAACACCGTCGCGCAAGAAGGCAGCGGCCAAGAAGGCTCCGGGGAAAGCAACGACACGGCAGCGGTCCCCGGAGCCGAAGGCCGTTCCTGAAATAGTTACACAGGAAAGTAAGTTCTACAATGCACGCGGCGCACTGATGCAGGCCAAGACGCTGGAACTGGTAAGCCGAGCGCATGAACTTTACTGGGAAAGTAAACCGTGGAGCGAGATCGCCGAGATACTGCGCGAGGAAGGGGTGTGCAGGCGCAGCGCCCGCACTTGCAAGGACATCCCTACCGAATTCAAATCGTATTGGGAACACTTGAACGCAGAGCGCAAGGAAACCACAATTCAAACCGCCGAGCGCAATGCGGTAAACACGATGCGCGATATGTGCCTGTACCAATCGCCGCTCTTCATGGACGAGCAGGCTAAGCAGGACTGGGAAGCGGCGCTTGCCGATGCGGATCCAGAGCACAAGGCGGATCTACTGCTCGGCCTAAACAAGGAACACCGCGCCGACGCTTATGTGCGGTTGCGTACCGCTAGTGTGGCGCTTACCCGCATTCGGGGTATCACGGGTGTTAGTATCAGCGAAAACAATTTCAACTTTAACTTTAGCGAGGAAGAGATCAAGAAGGAAACCGAGGATGTAGGACACGCCTTGCTTTCCCTTGGCAAGGAGATGAAGGATTTCGCTAAAGGTGGAAACGGGCACGACGAGGATTACGTAAACTGATGAGCCGCATGGTTGCCAACCGCGAAGACGACATGACGCGCCTTGTGCGTTATGGCGAGGAGCCTGCCTTGCGCGGGCGACAGACGCGTGAAGCATTCTTCAAACACCTTGCCGAATTGGGTAAGCGCGATCCCTTCGTTTTCATGAAGGTAATCTTAGGCTACGACTGGTTGGAGGAATACCATTACCATTGGATCCGGCAGTACCAAGTGCAGCGCGGCCGGAATAGTTTACGTATGTACCCTCGTGGCACCGGCAAGTCCACGGTACACACGATGGGCTTCGTGCTGTGGGAAGCGGTGCACAACCCCAAGTGTAGGCAATTGATTGTGAACGCGGTGGAGGACAAATCCAAAGGATTCCTACGTTCCATTCGCCAGCACATAAAATACAACACACGTTTTCGCATGTGTTACCCGTTCTTGAAATTGGCGAAGGACGATCAAACCAGTATCCTTTTCTCCCTTGCCGAAAAGGATCCGCGTCCGGAGCCAAGCGTCGCGGCCATCGGTGTTCGCGGTAGCCTTGTGTCCAGTCATTGGGACATAATGCACTTGGACGATATTGTTTGTGACAAGGATATGGCGAGCGAGGAAATTCGGGAACACACAAAGCAGTGGTACCAAGCCGCGCAAAGCCTATTGGACATTGGTGGTTACTTCAGTATTACTGGAACACCTTGGCACCTTGATGATCTGTACGCGAAACTGCGCAATGATAATCGGCGCTTGCCAAAGGATGAGCGCGTGCTCATTAGTGTAAAGGGTGCCATTGATGCAGAGGGCGAACTGGCGTACCCAAGTGTGTACCCGCGTGAACGCTTGCAAGTGCTGCGTGAAAACATGGGAACACCGCTTTACAATTCGCAGATCCTGTGCAGGCCGCTTTCAGCGGAGACACAATTGTTCTCTTACGATACGGCCAAGTACTTTGACCATAAAGTAAACCTGAACTTCTACAATGGTTTTTACTTGTACCTTGACCCGAGCATGGGTAAAGAGAAAAAGGGTAAACCAACCGGGGACTACAGTGCCTTGCTCGTTGGTGGTATCGGTCCGGACGGCCACTTGGATTTTCACCGTGCAGGGTTGGTCCGCATGTCGCCTACTGCCGTGTGCCACTTGGTAATGAAGATCCACAAGGAGTACCGCTTGGAATGTGCCATCGTGGAAGCGAACGGGTTTCAGGAACTGTTAGCGGATGAACTGCATCGCACTGCGCGGAGCATGGGGATGGGGTTAACGATTTACACAGTAAACAATACCACTAACAAAGCGATGCGCATTCAAAGTGTAGAGCCGCTTTGGTTGCGCGGCGATGTGCGGTTGCGCGATGACATTGCAACCTACAAGGATCCAATCTTCGGTATGGAATTGGCGTACAAGAAGTTCTTTGATCAGGTTGTAGGTTGGCCGGTTGCCGCGCACGATGATGCACCCGACTGTATGCACGGTTTGTGTAAGGGGGTGCGTTACTTGCACTATAAAGAAAGTGTGAAAGAACAGTTGAGCAAGGTTGGCGGGAAAGGAGGCATCGATGCCGAAGCCATCGTTTCACGTAGATATTCTTTGGGCAATTAAGGACAAGGGTATCAATTACCTAAACGAATCGGTGGAAGAACTGCGCGATGCTAACAATGGCAAACGTCCGAAGAACGCTGCCGTGCTTACTGCAATCAAGGCCAAGCGTAAAGCCAAGTGGCCGAAGATAGCGCGTGCAGCGCGTGCAGGCCAACCCGACAAACCGGGTAAGCCGGACAAGGAACCCAAGGAAGGTAAGGCAAAGGCGAAGGGAAGCAAGTATGATTAACCGTATGACCATATCGGCGTTAGCGTTAACCGATCCTTTCATCGGTTACCAATCGTACCTGCCGAAACTTTCAAACAATGAACTGTCGTGGTTGAGCACAGCGGAGCAGGCGCGGGTAATGCGTTACGGGTTGTTACTGGCGCTTTACCATAACTTCGCCATAGATTACATGAGCGGCAAGGTTCCCACATTCGGTGACAAGATACCGATTGAAACCAAGCGCGAGTATGGGGACGCTTCGCTAATCTGTGATACCATTCGCGATGCAACCATTGCCGGGGAAGTAAACCTAAGTGACTTTGTTCCTAACGAATTGTGGGAGGTATGGAATAAAAGTAACATCAATAAACAAATCACCGATCAGGAACTGATTAGTGGTATCCTGGGAGATGGTTTCTACCATCAGTATCAGCGGCAGGTTAACGACTGGCGCTTGGAAAAGGTGGATCCCCGGTTTAGCGTCGTCCAAGCGTATGACCGCGAGATTCGCCACATCGTGTTCTGGAGCGCGGAGCAGGCCGGGGACAACACGTTCGTTACTTCACTGGAGTATGTGCTGGTTGAAACGAACACCGGCTACGAGTGTTACTGGCGTCAAGTGCAGTGGCGCTTGAAGAAGAACGAGGAACTGAAAAAGGAAGACCGGGTTGCGCAGTTTCCTTTTAACTATAAAGTACTTACGCAACCGCGCGATCTGCTTGCGGAGAAAGGGTTGGATCCGGAAGGCTCCGATGTGCTCAGTCCGGTGTTCTACCCGGAGGAACTGGTTGGCAGTGGCACCGCACCGTTCTACCCGTTCCGCACGAGCAGCGGCGCTATCGCGGACTTCCTGCCGGTAGTGCATATTGCAAACATTGACAGCGGTGGAGTGTACGGTTTAAGCGATCTGCATGGTAGCCTGCAAACCCTGCTTGACATGCCAGAAACGAACGGACACTTGCGCGACGCCGAGGACTTGCTTGGCGTTCCCCCGGTTGCGGTGGAGGATGCGGGCAGCGGCTTCAGTGATTTGAAGTCGGGGTTCAAGGTTGGCAACCAAGAGGACACGACAACCAAGGTTCGGTTACAACCGGGTATGCTGCTCAATGGCAAGGTATACCTTGTGGATGTAAGCCGGTTGCTTACCGCCTTGCTTGAAGGTAAGAAACATAAACAAGAAAATATCTACAGCGTGTCGCATGTCCCTGAAGTGGCGGCTTCCCCTTCTTCTTTACGGGTAGTCAGCGGCGAGGCGCTTAAGGTTATGTTCCGGCCGCTTGTGTTACTGTCGGAGCGCAAGCGCATTGATCGCCGTGCCAAGTTTACAACCATGATGCAGAACTTTGCGAAACTAACAGGTACAAGTTTACAGTTGACACGGGAGCAACCAACCGTGATTACATTCGGCGACATTGAGCAGTGGTTGAGCAACCGCTTCGCCGATTCAATCATGCTGGCACAAACACAGAAAGTGATTAGCAGCATGGAAGCGCGTGCACACTTGGTACGCGGAGGCACTTTGGATAAAGGCACTTTGGATCCGAACTATGTTCCGCCGGAGAACGGCAGCACACTTTCGTTCGAACAAAGCACGGGACAAGCGCCTGCCAGTAATCAACCCAATGAGGAAGGAGAACAGTAATGGACTTGAAGGCAATCCTTGCAAAGATTCGGCAGATGACTGACGACACATCGTTCGTTAACGAAGCCGAAGGGTATCTGGAAAACTTGCAGAAGCAAGCAACGGAGGGGGATAAAGCAACCAAGCGCCTCGGGGAATTGCAATCTGAGAACGAAAGCCTGAAGGCTTCCAAGAACGAGGCGCTCAATGATGCGGTGCATGAACGCAAGTCGCGGCAGGCATTGCAGGATACACTGAAACCGTTCATTGATGCGGGATTAGTAACCAAGGAAAATAAACCGGCCTTGGATGACAAGGCGCTTACCGCGTTAAAGGATAGCGGCGCTCGCATCAAGGAACTGGAAACGAAGGTAAGTGGTTTCGAGCAGAAGGAGCGGCAGGGAGTGCTGCGAACGAAACTGGAAACCATTGCAAAGGAAAAGGGTTATACCTCTGGCATGAAACTTCTTCTGCAGGTTGCGGAGCAGAAGGGAGGAGAACTTAACCTGGAGGACGACACCGCTTTGACTACGCTGGTTGCGGAGACCGTAACCGAGTACGGTGAAGAACTTTTCACCGCTACCCCCAAGGCGAAGGAAGGCGACAAGTCCGATGCCGGTGACGGCGAAAAGGGAAAGGACGACAAAGCCAAGGATAATAAACCCGGTACGGAGGACGGTAAGAAGCATGTGGTGACACCGAATCAAACCGGAATCCAAGTGCGCGACGCGGGCAACGGGCAACCGTCTCGCATTTCCCTTGCAGGGGGTGCGGCAGGCGTGGATCCCAATAACCCGCCAACCTTCGCGGAGTATCTCAAGCAGGAACGCGAAGGCCAGAACCTTACCGTGCCGCGTGTGGTGGCACAGCGTGTATCGCAGGCTGACGCCGAACGCGAGGCGCGGCAGGCAAAGGAAGTCGGCAACGGTGCGGACAAGGTGTCCGACATTACCGATGCTGTGAAATAGTTTCAACGTAAACCAAAGCAGGAGGTAACAGACAATGCAAGGCATCCGTAGCAAGACCGTAACGCGGTCGGCGGAGCGCCCTTGGGTGTATACGTCCAACCCGATCTTCCAAGCCGAAACGAAAACCTTCGACTATTCGGTATTGGTTGCGGCGACAGGCGTGGACATGACGCACCCTTGGGTACGCGACGACAAGCGCGTTATCGTCCCGAGCGGGGTGCCGGTAGCGCGCGATGACAACGGCGATGAACGGAATATTTTCCCTGTAAAGCGTACTCGGCTTACAGCGGCAGTCGACGATGACGATGTCGATTACCCTGTGGCGAATACCAAACCGTTCAAAGTCGGTGACGAGTTTACCATCGCGAACGCTGTCGCATCCCAAACCATTTCGGCAATCAACCACACAACCAAAGTCATCACACTGGATACCACGCTCGGTGAAGCCGGTGATGAGGACGAGGAAGTCTGGACACCCAACCAAGACACCGCTATCGGCATGTTACTGGATGTGGTGGACCTGACCGACGGCGAAGAGGATGTGATCCTCGGAATGCTCGTGGAAGGGTACGTGTTCCCGGCGGTTGTGCACAATTCAATCTTCGAATTGACGGATCAGATTATTGCGGACTTGAAGGCCGCAAACATTCGGTTCGTTCCTTCGACGTGGACACTGTAGAAAGGAGGTGATCTAGTTGTCGCATATTTACACGATGCAGGATTTCCAGGTTGCGCAGGAACTGTCGCAATTGGCGCGGCAGACGCCGATCCCCGTGAACTTTCTGTACCCGCAATTGTTCCCGGAGGTAAGCATCCGTAGCCGTACGTTCACATGGCGGCGCAACCTTCCGAAAATCTGGATGGCACCGTTCCACGCCGAAAGCGCACCGGTACCGCAATTGCCTCGTCGGGACATTGAGTTCAACGAAGGCACGCTTGGTAACATCGGCATTGAGCGCACCTTGCGCAGTGAACAGATCGTTGACGCGGCGCTTGCCGGTGAACTGAACAATGTGGATACCGAGGACGTACAGGACTTGGTACAGGCCATCCGCGGCACGTTCGAATACTTGTCCATGCAAGCATTAACGAACGGCGAAGTGGACATCTCCAACGATCGCGGTGTGAACTTTACGCTGGACTTTGGCGAGTTCGGTGTAGACACCACGCCGAATGACGACTGGGATGACTACGATAACGCGGTGCCCATCAACGACATTTACGCGTGGTCGGAGGAGATCAAAGCGATCACCAATTACTACCCGGCGGCGTACCTTACCTCGCAGGCACAGGTGAACAATATCATCCAGTGCACTTCCGTGAAGGAA